GCACTTCGCTGTTACCTTGAAGCAAATCATCAACTGCCCGATAAGAAAAAGGTAGAAAACCGCGGACTACTCAACTGGTGGAAGTATAATAAAAGGCTTTTGAAAACCGGTCGACTCACCGAAGAACGACTCGAATTGTTGCGTCAGCTGAATGCTCTGCGCTACAACAAACTTCTCGAACTTTAATGGGAAGTAGTCAAAAATAGACGGTTTTGGGAGCTGATGAGGTACTAAAAGTGTGTTTTTTGCTATGATTTGAAAAATAATTGCGAAAATATTTGGTGGTCTCGCTAAAAAGTCATACCTTTGCACTCGCAATTCAGAAATGCTTCTATTGCTAATCTGAATGCGTGGTTAATATCGCGGAGTGGAGCAGTTGGTAGCTCGCCAGGCTCATAACCTGGAGGTCGCATGTTCGAGTCCTGCCTCCGCAACTACAAATGGTCGAAATCCCTTTATACAAAGGGACTTCGACCATTAATCGTTTATGGGCGTTGCGGAGACTCGGACGGTAGCTCGGACGCTGATTGTTCAATAGCATTGGTTGCCATCTGGCGAACAATGTAAAAAAATGTACACTTCTGCGAAAAAACTTTTATCTGTAAGAGATATAGTAGGATATACTCTTCCGCGGTTACATACTGGCAAACACTGGTATGTAGACTTTTATGCTTATGACCCCACTATTGACGGGCTCCGCCGCAAAAAATATATGCTCGATGGCTACAAGCTAAAGGAGCGTAAGCACATCGCCACCGTGCTCATCACTAACCTCACACAGCAGCTCACAGCCGGCTGGAACCCATTTGTCAATAATGATAAGGCACGTAGCTACACGACATGGGAAGCCGTGGTGAAGCGCTATACCGATTACCTGAAGGTGGCTGAGAAGAAGAGTATGATAAAGTCGAAGACGGCTACTGATTATCGCAGCCGTTTGGCGGTATTGCTCTCCTACATCGACGAGGCAAAGACCTGCATAAAGTATGTACACCAGTTTGACCGACTCCTTGTCATTGATTTTCTTGACTACATCGTGTTCGATAAGGAGCGGTCTGCCACGACTCGCAACAACTATCGCACATGGCTGTCAACCTTCGCTACGTGGCTTGTGGATAGGCAGTACATCACTGAGAACTTCGTTGAGAGTATCAAGATGATGAAGGAGACCGAGAAGTTCCGCGACAGCATCAAGCCCGAGGATCTGCGGAGATTGAAGGAATACACAAAGGAGAAGCGTCCGGCGTTCTACCTCGCCTGCCTGATGGAGTATTACACCTTTATCAGACCAGAAGAGCTGCGCCACATAAAGATAGGCGACATATCAATAAAGGAGCAGTGCATAACGATACCTGCAGAGGTGGCGAAGAACGGCAAGGAGCAGGCGGTAGCACTCAACGACACATTACTGAAGGTGATGATCGAGCAGGGCGTGTTCAGCCACCCATCGCAAGACTATCTCTTTGGCAAGCACATACGTCCGGGCAGTGAGCAGATAGCGGTGAACCGCTTTAGGCAAGAATGGGTACGCGTCCGGAAAGCTCTCTGCTTCCCCGACACGTACCAGTTCTATAGCCTGAAGGACTCCGGAATTCGCGACCTCGCCAACGCCGAAGGCATTGTTGTAGCTCGCGACCAAGCGCGACACTCGGACATATCTGTTACCAATAGGTATCTGAAGAGTCCGAAGGTGGCGCACGAGAGTACAAAGCACTTTGTTGGCGACTTATAGTATCTCGTAGAAGTAGCCGGTCTTTATTTGGCTGACGCAACCATCTACGACCTCTGCCTCTATCTTCTGACAGACGAAGCGCCGACTGCGGAAGACATATATTTTCGAAGGATCGGGAATCTCGTCTGTCAGGAACTTGATGCAGCGCAGGTTGTGTGTATCTATATCTGGATGGGTAATATCCTTTCTCAGGTCTTCAGGTGATGAATACTGCAAGCGGTGGAGCTGGTGCAAATCCATCGACATGGCCTCCTTTGCTCCAGTCCAGTCTGGATATGCACGATGATCGACAAATGAAACGGGGAAATGGCAATACAAATTCATATCGACGGGCATAAGACCACCCGGCACCTTGATGTTCTCGTAATACGAGCCTTTGCCTTCCATCATATAGAATTTCTCCGAACTCGTAAAAAAGACACTCATGGTCTTATCTGACTCTACGCTGTTCTCTTCTTGCGTATCTTCGGTCGCATCGCCTTCAATGGCTTCTTGTACTGAAGAATAAGGCTCTCCACCTTCGTCTTCATACGAGCCAGACGACCCTGTATAGTCATCGGTTGCCGACGGACATACCACATAATGATTACCATCTACGACATCTGTTTTGTGCGACCGTTTCCTTCGGCTAATGTTTGCTGGTGCTATTTTAATCTCAATGGAGTCTGTAGAATCTGCATCGCGTACTATCGGGCTGAAAAAGCCGCATGGTACGAGCGACTCTGTTAGTTTGTCAGAATTCCATTTGTTGGGCCATTTTGCATAAACGAAGTAACCATCGGCTTGTGCGGCAAAAATCGTTTGTCGTTGTTCTTTTAATGGCATGAGCTTTAACGCCGCCCCCATTTCGTCACGATTTTTATAATATTTCGTTGCGTATATATGCTGCACGTTAAGTGGTATGCTATCGCGCCAAGAGCGACTTGTGGTATCATCAAACTTGTATTCAATATTCGAGGCATCAAGCAGATTTGCGCCATCATCGTCGAACTCGCAAGTGTACTCATCGAGGCATTCGTAAGCGACAGCTGCGGAGAGATAAAGTTCTTCTACAGGTACGACATTGACAGACTTGTCTGTCTCATTGAACAGAAATCTAACATTCAACAGTTTGCTAAGCTCCTCCAAGAAGGTATAAACCGACCAATGCGGTAAGGCCTCTTTGATCTTAAATGTCGGGTGCGCATTGACGATAAACATCCTGCGAAAATGCGACGTATCAAAATTAAATGTATAGTTCTCATAGCCCTCATGCTCCAAGACCGTCTCCAGTACATATTGCAGGCGTGGTTGTATAGCAAGACGCACCATTGTGGTATATGTTGTAGGATTTCCATTATTTAAATATTCACCATTTTTTCCAGTCAGGACATTTCTTTGATAGTATATGTCGTTGACAAAACGGCTGTTGGCTTCGTCCCAAACAGGATTGAAAACGCCGGCGTAGCAGGAAACGGTGCAGCTATCCTTGAGGTTGATATATACACTGCCAGGTTGCTCCTTTAGGTGTATGGGTTTTTCAAATCGGCTGTCAAGACCAGAAAGAGCATAATCGCCCTCAGAATAATCGATCTCGTCTATAAAATGCTTCTCGAAGGCAGAATTATACTTGATACGCGATTTGCCGCCAACAATTTGAAGTTTGACGGTTGTATCGCTGATAGAAGTGACAGTACCCTTGCCTGATATGATAAGCCGGTAATCTGCATATATCTTACAATCATCGAACGACGACATGCGCTTCTTTACATCGAAGCGGTTTACGTGTTTGAAAAGAGTCGCGTTTTGATGTATTGACATCGGGAATGAGATATCATAGGAATACTCGCCCGAATCCTGGACATACGGGTTGTTATACGTTAATTTTATTTTGTCGGAGGTGGACGGGTAGCCCACCTCTCCGTTGATAGTGCAGTGTATCATATTATACTTTTGTGTTATGTATGCGATTTTAATTTATTGTAACGGTCGAGGTTTCTGGCGATGCCGAGCTCTCCGTCGATGTAACACTCAGCATGTATGCCCTGCGCGAGCACCAGCGATAGTTGGTCGATAACATCGCGAGCTTCGCCGAGGGTAGCAATCAGCTCTGAGTTGTCGGTGTTGACCGTCACCGATGGCGCAGACACCACCGTAGCACCACCCTGACCGAGCGAGCGCGATATGTCAGCTGCAGTAAGCGAACCAACCGTATTGTTGCGCTGCGCCTCGTCGATGAGCTGCAGAGCTGGCAGAACCTGCGGGTTGTTCACCGCATTGTGGTTAGCTACAAACTCGCCCTCGTGCACGATGCCCGCCTTGCGTCGATAGCTTGAACCGCCCGTAAAGCCACCCTCGTAGTAGCCAGCCTCCTGCGCCTGCTGCTGCTTTTTGATAGTGGCTATTTGTATCGCTCCTGCTGCTGCAGCGATGCCTGCGGCAATAGGCGCAAGTACCATATTCGCAGGGTAAGGTATACCGGTCATTGCAGAACTGTAAGCACCAATAGCCGAAATAGCTGTCTGGGCAATAGCTTGGGCTATCTGCATTGCGGCTTGCTTTTTAGCATACTTTGTTTTTATTTTAGCTATTTCTTTCTCTTTCTTCTCTTCCAGTTTTTTGCGTTTGGCAGTGTTGTTGCCAGCAGCGTTTATAAGCTTCTCGTACTTCTTCTCTGTTATAGTAACCTCGTAGTCAGACTGCGCAGAGTAGTAAGACGACATTGCGCTCATAAGTGGCGAGATTGCGTCCATAGCAGCTTGCATCTTAGCGACCAAACCATTACACATGTTAGCTGTAGCTTCGCCCATAGCAGCCATAGCTTCTTCATGTGAGATAAGCCCCTCTTGTTCCATCGATTTAATGTTGGCAAGCGTTGACGCATAGATATCTATGTCGGATGTTATAAAAGCACCAACATTCACTCCATCATCATGTTTGTTAGACCATGATGCTTGCGCCTTGTTTGACGCTGTATTGTAAGCAGAGTGAGCATTACGTTTAAACTGTTCGTTTCTTGAGTTATGTAAGCTCTGCTCAGCCTCTTGCTCAGCATATCGCAGTTTAATCTGCTTCAGCATCTCCTGATACTCCATCTCCTTCAGCAACCCTTTTTTATGCAGGAGGTCGAGACCCTTGAGCGTTATTCGCTCCTGCTCTTTGATATCCTTAGCAGCCCACTCCTCTTTGTATCGTTCAAGTAAATCGTTATAACGCTGTGTACGGTCAAGGTCTTGTTCTCGCTGACGTTGACTAATCTCCGCATCGATATCGAGCCACTCCTGCGAGTCCTTTTTATAAAGCGACTGACGTTTTTTGAGCATGTCAATATCATTATTATACATAGCCTCGGCAAGAGCGATATCGTCATGATAGAGATCATTGTTCATATCTTTTTTCTCATACATCATTTGTAGGTCTATTGCCTTGACGACATGCTCACGCTGAATCTCATCCTCATCGTAGCGGAGTTTTTGTTGCTGATATTGCTGCTCAAGCTCTGTCTTTTTCTTCATCAGGGCTTGAGCTTCGTCAGCGTCCTTGCCATACAGCTTTATCTGCTCATCGAGACCCTGCTGCTTAATATCATATTGCTGACGCATAAAATCCTTATATGACAGATTTTCGTCAGCGTATCTGCGGTAGTTCTCGACAAGCTCAGCATCGGTGATGGCTTGTTGAGCCTTGACAGCAGCTTTAAGGTCTTTATTTTTCTGTGCCTCTTGACGCTTACGCTCTGCCTCTGCTTTACGAGCAGCCACCGCAGCCTTGCGAGCCTCCGCTTGCTCAGCTTTTCTCTCAGCTTCAGACTTGTAATCCTCGCTCGCTGTAGAGTTACTACCCTTGCCACCGGCAAGAGCCTCGTTAGCCTTGCGCACCTTTTGCAAGCTCTCGGCTTGCTGCTTTTGTACCTCTTGATATTTTTTGAGCCACTCATTTTGCTTGTTCTGCAGCTCCAGGATGTCAGCATCGTGGTTACGGCTGTAGTTGCGGACATAATCTCTGCTGTAGCCCTCACGCTCAATATACGTCTGTGTATTCCAACCATCTTTAAACCCTTTCAAGCCTCGCCTGAACTGACCGCCATCAAAACCTTGAGAGAGGGCGTTATAGCCCTTTTGTGTATAGTGAGCGATGTTATTGCCAAGAGCCTGAAACTGAGAGCGAAAGTTCTGTACCATACCACCCCACCAGCTATTAAAATACTCCTCGTCAACATCCTGCTTCTTTCGCTCAAGCTCCTCCACTTTTGAAAGATACACACGAGCCTTGGCTTGTGCGAGGATGGAGTCGGTGAGTTTATCAACAGCCTCACGAGCATTGTTAGACAGAGAGTTTTCGAGCGTGAGGTTATTGAGATACTCAGGGTATTGAGATTTTAGTTTTTTCAGCGCCTCGGTACGCACATCATCAGATGCAGACTTGTCTTGGACAAGTTTAACGAGACTTGAGAGCTCGGCAATCTCAGAGCGACATTCAGTAGCCGCCTCTTCGTTAGCCTTATTAAGCTCACGTTGCGCCTCAATAGCCTTGTCAGTTTTAAGCGTAAAAGTAACAATAGCGGCAGTAACAGCCACCATCGCAGTAAGAGCTGCTGCGTAAGGATTAGCGAGTATAACCTTATTCCACAGCTCTTGGGCAGCAGCAGCTAATGTTATTTGCCTTGTGCAAGCTTGCACAGCGATATTATAAGCGGTCTGCGCAGATGTAGCCAGAGCTGTGTAAACAGCCTTCATCTTATCAACTGCCAAACTTTTGAGCTTAGCTATCTTGCTTGCAGTTTCAGCTATCTCGGCAGCCTTAGCTGCGAGAGTATAAGCAACGATACCGGACGTGAGCACTACGAGCACCTTCCAGTATTTGAGCGAAAAGTTAGTGATAACACTGAGACTCTTAACGAGCAAGCTGCCCGCGCTTATCGTGTACTTGACGACCGGCAGCAGGTTCTCACCGAGCTCAACGGTGAGTTCATGGAAGCGGTTTTTAGCCTTATCGACCTCACCTTGTATAGTCTCGTTTTGCACATCAAACTCCTCAAGAATTGACGTGGCTTTTTTATAAGCATCAGTCGCAATCTCCTGACGTTGTCTCAAATCGTCGACCTTATCTGCCATTGTTGTAAGCACCGACACTGCACGCTGTCCGTCAAGCCCCATATCGCCAAACATCCTACCAAGTTGGTCGAAACCACCCTTAGATTTAAGGTTGTCCATCAACGTGATGACAGCCTTATTCATGTCAGTCTTGACAAGCTCAGTAAACGTCTTGACATCAACGCCCGCCATCTTAGCAAATGTCTTCGTATCAGTAGCCATCTTTGTGAGGAGCTGAGAAAAAGCTGTCGCAGCCATCTCATCCTTCTGCATGTTCTCATCAAGGACGGCACCATAGCCCATTATTTGAGCTTGTGTCAAACCGACCTGCTTGCCTACGCCAGCAACACGAGCAGTAAACTCAACGAGGTAGCCAGCCGAGGCGGATGAGTTCTGCGCAAGCTCATTGATGGCCGAACCAGTCGCGAGCATAGCGCCACGCAGACCGAGTCGGTCATCCTCACCGAAAGCCATAGCAAGCTTGCCCACCTTATCGATTGCGCCATCGCCGAGATCATCGCCAAGGGCGACCTGAATTTTATCAGCGGCATCAACAAATTCTAATATCGAGTCTTTGGACGTAATGCCGAGACGGCCAGCAGACTCGGCGAGCTCGTTAAGCTGCTTACGCGGAGTACGGGTATCCATCTTTTTCAGTTCCTCGTTCATCTCTGTGACCTCCTCCATAGACTGCCCAGTATACTTGCGTACATTGTTCATTTCCTGGTCCATCTCGGTATATGCGTCTACACATTGTCGGATGGTACTTGACAACCCCGTTATAGCACCTATGCCTTGAGTTATAGCCCCCCAATTATCATTAAGAATTTTGACGGACTTGCCAAACAGCGATGTAGCAGTCTGCTGCTCACTATTCACTGCAGATATCTGAGCCTTGAGCGCCTTAGCCTTGTCATTGAGTACGTCGAAAGCCTCAGAGCCCTGCTTAGTGTCAGCAAGGCGCTCATTGACGATCTTCAGCGAAAACTCAAGGTCACGCAAGGACGAACCGCTGATATTTTTAAGCGTAGCATCTATAAGTTTATTTTCACGTGCGAGTTCAGAGGCTGAGCGTCTCGCAGCAGCTATCTCTTTATCGTATTTGTCAATGGACAGATTTGCCTCCTTTTGGCTCGAATGTATCTGCTGTATGCGTGTGTTTATTTTTTGCAGACTTTCTGAAGCTTTGTCGAAGGCATCTGTATTAGGCGACATGTCGTTTAATTCTTTCTGCAGAGTAGATGCAGCTGCAGTAAGATCGTTAAGCGACGCGCCATTAATATCGCCAAGAACTCGTTGCAGATTGACGGTAGCATGATTTAGTTCCTGCATCTCTTTCAGCGACTGCACGGTAGAATCTTTAAGAAAATCCATACGATCCTTACAGTGCTGTAGAATAACATTGAGCGCATTGTAATCATCGGGATTTGTCACTTGTTTCATCGCACGTCGCACCTCACGGGCTGCCTTTTCAATATCCCCCAACGATGCTGTGGAAATATTGTTGACCGTGTCTATTGTTTTTGCAACACTATTGCTGTAAGATTTAAGGCTTGCCTCGGCTGCCTTAATTTGCTTGTCGAACTTGTTAATGTCTTTAACCGACGTACCAGGGTCCTTGAGTGCCTCGGCTTTCTTCTGCTTTAGGTCATCGAGGGCTTTCTTTAGTGTTGCCATCTCATTCTTCGCTTGCTGCGCATTAAGACTGACGATGGTCTCGAAAGTTTGAGTTGTTGCCATAAAAAATGCTACTTTTGATTTGTAAACCAAAAGTAGCACAAATATAGTGTAGTAAAAAATACATTCAGGTACCAGTCCCTAATTTATAAGCATTGGTCGATACCCTTGAAAATTCAAGCATGTATCGCCGCACCTCGCTCAACCATTTGTCTATACGTACAACCTGCTCAGAATCCTCGCCAAAGCGTTTTACAGCCTTTTTGCGTAGACGGTACAGATATTCAAGGCGTTTCTCCATGCGTCGCATTTCTCTACTTGCAACACGTGTAAGCCACATTGTACGGCTTGTAAACGCAAGTGCTTCCTTGGCGTCTTCGAGTTCTTGTTTAGCTTTTTCTGGATTTAAAGAATGCGAGACACCATTCTTCGCCTCCTTTATTATAAAGCAAAAGATTATTATCACGAATAAAATCCAAAAACTGTCGGGTAGTATTATCATATAGCAGACGATTTAATTGGTTATACCGCAAATATACGCAAAATATTTGAGACTGCAAAGTGTAGAGCCAAAATATTTTGGTATGCGCAGTGGAGCATCATCGTCGGCGATGTATCAGCCACAACAACAGCGACAGAACTACAAGCACCACCGCGCCGATAGTAAACTGCCCGACGCGTATCTGCGTGCGCTCCCACGTCGATAGCTTGCGCTCCACTGGTATGGGAAGACGTGTTGTGTCGGCCTGGAGCATTGCTTTATATATAGTGTCGGTCTTCACGCTTATGCGGTCACGCCATCGCCACACGCTCTTCTGGCTATACACTGTGTCGCCACGAGTGTAGTGTTCAACATACACCGAGTCGTGCAGCCGAAACGTGTCGGCACTCGTCCTCGCCTTATAGAGTGTATCAGTCTTAACGACCACTCGCTCTACAACCACAGGCTGCGGTGTAGAGCATCCACACAATAGTGTCAGCATTACGCAGGCTAACAAACCTAATGCGCCGGATAATAAACCTAACAGCGCACCGCACAATATTTCTAACAATTTATCTAATGTATTCATAATGTTATAAAAGGGTTATTAGTCGGTCTCCGCCTTGCCGTAGTCTCTTGGCGGTTTGCGCTTCATACATCCGTTCACGGTACACTCGTTCCACTGCAGCTCGTGCGTGCGAAGGAGCAAGTCGTGCTTCTCCGCACGCAGCTCTCGGATGAGATCACGCTGCTTGCCAATGTCGTCGTAGAGTGAGTCGATTTTGTTGTTGAGTCTGGTGCGCTCCTCCATGTGCTCCTCGTGTTCGTGGGTGTAGAGGTTGCGCCACTCCTGGGCGTAGGCGAGGGCGTTAGCGTCCTCCTCCTTTTGTGCTGCAGCTGCCTCCTTGCGCTTTCGCGAGTTGTAGTAGAGCAGCTGCCCCACGATGCCACCGCTAACAAGCAGAGACAGTATCTGTAAAACCATATCCATCTGCACCTCCTCACTCTATTGTTATCCAAATCTGCTCGCCTCTCTCGTCTGCAGTCTTCAGCATGGTGAATATCTTGCGGAACGTCGCCGTTGAGTTCAGCACCTGACCGACCGCTTTATTTTCTCCGATGAGGATGCAGCCATCCGTATCCTTCGCGGTGTTGCCGATGTGTATCAGCACGCCCTGGTAGCCAGGCGTATTGCACAGTCGCGGTAGTCTACCCCTACAGAACTGATACTGCGTCCGACCTCCGAAGCGTGGCGATACCGTCTTCATGTCGACGAGGTATCTGCCAGTAGGTATGGCGGTTTCGCCCTTGATTTTAACTCCGTATATCTGCGCAACACTCATGTTGGATGTTAATCCTCTGTCCTTGTCTTCGAGCGTGTCGCAGACGTATGCGCCGTCGACGTACATCTTACCTATTGTGTACGCCTCCTTTTTTGCTATTCGCTTTACTTTTACTTCCATGATATATGATATTTATTGTTTTGTTATTATAGATAACTGTTAATAACATACCTGTTCACCATTGACTATCTTCTTTATTGGTATGCGCAACGTGAAATCGTTGCCTCTAACTATTTTCTTCATATTATTTTGTGTTCTATTGTTGCACTTTATATTTAATAGATGTTTCCATTCCATCCTACAGCAGTTAATCGGTTAGGGCTAACACCACTCGTAGGATTGCCAAAAGTGGTCGTAACCTCGCAAGTCGCGATAAGTCTTTCATTTGAGGAAATTTCATTGACTTTTAAGATTCCAGCTGAGGTCGTTGTTCCTCTTTTATTTATTGTGCCTCCTCCATGTACAACGAATGTAATGTTTGCTCTATTCTTGATTATTAGTGTTTGTCCAACATATTGTAACGCTTCGTCAGTCGGCACACCATGAAGGTTATACAAATTATCTTTAGGGTTGTAGAATGGCAATATAATGTCAACCTGTACGGTTTTAAAGTAATTATAGAAATCGCCTTGAAACTCCACGAACGAACCCGCATTAGTAAAGTCGAATAATACAACGCTTAGGGAAGCTGCGGGTATTCGGTATTGGTCAATGTTCTCTGGTGTAATGATTATCTTTTTCTTTTTAACAAAACCACTAAACAGACCTGCACCAACCTCCAGCAAGCCTTTCTCGTTCACGCTCGCGGTTGTCTCGCCGCTATTATTACGCACCTCGAACTTATCCGCCGTGACGGCTATCTTGCCTTTCTCAATGTCGATGCCCGTAGATATTAAGTCGGACCCCAGCTTGCCTGTCTCCGTCTTGTCGTTGGGTGATAAACTCCAGCCACCGTATTCTGTGCCCTCCATTAGCATCGGACGACACACGTTGATAGTACCGTTCTTGCGAACAGCTGTTTCTATCAGTAGCCTTGAGCAACCACTGGGCACTGTTATTTGACTCGTGTATAGTACCCAGTCACTAACTGTTGTGGAGTAATTGCTCGCCTTGATAACGGTACTTTCGACACCATTATCGAAGCGTTTGATAGAGTAATACGAGCCGTTATCAGCAGCCCTTATGACCTTTACCCAAATACTGAAGGTATATTTTTTACCAGGCACCACACGCACATCTTTGAAATATAGACCTGTGTATGTGTTCGCCGTAGCGCCCGACGCACTGAGTATCGCGTAGTTTGAGCCACCGACGCCGCCACCATTTACTATATTCACCGTCTGCGAGAGACTAGCCTTAATCTTCACGATGTCATCCCATGGACGTAGGGCTGAGCCGACAATGCTGTTCTTTAATCCCGTAGTGGTCTCGCTTACCTTCAGAGATATCTCGCGTGCCGACTGCAGGATCTCGGAAGAGTATTGTTGTAGTGCAGAGCTTGTTTGCAATGGCATACCGTCTACCTTATTCGTCAGTTCTGTGTACTTCGACTCCATCTTCTTCGCATCTGCCTTTAGTCCACCGAAGTACTTAGTATAGTCTAAGTGCCACGTCAGGCGCACGACGAACGTCTTGCCACCCACCACCACCGACACATCGACATAGCCATCGGTGTAGTACATAGTATTGCTACCAGTGTTGTATGTGCGTATGGAGTTGATACGAACCGATGTGCCAGACACACTTGCCGTGCAGTTAACAGGCGTTTTGATAGTAATAGAACTTGCGCTCACGACGGCACCACCCTTGCGGCACACTACTGTAGCATAGCCATAGGTGTTGATGCCGCCCGATGTTGTGCCGGACGGTACTCCGTCATCAGAAGTAGAGATGGTGATAGGTGCACCTTGAAGCTCAACAGTGTAAGCATCAGTGCCAGCAGTTCCCTTATCACCTTTGTCACCCTTATCACCTTTATCGCCCTTGTCGCCATCTTTCACAGCCACAATGGTTATCCAGCCACGTGCAAGTATTGTTGCCATATCTTTTCGTTTTTAGAAATAGGGTGAGGTGCCCTATTTAGACACCTCACAAGTAAATGTACCTCTCACTGCCACATCAGCGTTCGCCACCGTGACATACGGCTTTGTAGAAGCATTCACTGGACTTGATGTGCCGCTCCAGTTTGTTGCTACGCCGTTCGAGTTGTACTTAGTCCACTTATACTGATATTTGCAGGCGTGAGTGCTGTCAGCCTTAACAGCTGTGCCGTCTTCGACCACCTGACCATCTTTCCATAGACGTGCGAACAGCTCTGTAGACTGAGCACCATTGACAATTTTGTCGCCAGTGAGTGAGTAAACCTCTACGACATAAGGGTCGCTGGCATCGAAGAAAGTGATGATGGCGTTAGCAGTATCAGCACCATCCTTCACCGTGCAGCGGAATGTCTGGAAGTTCAGCACATCGTCGGCATTCACATTCAGCGTGCTCACACCACCCGATGTAGTGACGTTGCCAGCAGCTACTGCACCCCAGGTGCCAGCACTAATATTGAGCACCTCCCACGTCATGCTTGTCATTGTAGTGTCTTGCACAGAGCCGCGGAAGAATTTAGCCACAGCACGCAATGGCTTGGAGTTGTTGGTAGAGTCGAAGGTGTTGCCGTCAGGAGTCTCTATCTGCACCGTCTGTAAAGCACCACCCGACTTCGCAAGGCTGATAGTCAGATAACCTCTGCACTCCGTGGTAGCTTTAGTCTCGGGGTCGGTATATGTACATGCCCACTCGATATTCTTCACGCTGCCATTCTTCGCAATGTTGCTGACGATGTTGAGCTGATACGACTTGCCGCTCACTGGTGTTGCTGCCGCGCCATCTACAGTCCACTTCCATTTGGTACAAGCCGCTGTTGGAGCTTGGTCGGTCGAGCTACCCGTCACATACACACGAGCTGTGATGACGTTAGGTGCACTCGTTGTGTAACTCGGAGCGTACACACCGGTATCAGGCGTGAAAATCTGAGTCTGACCCTGCGAAGCTTGCGTGAAACACTGAACGGCTTTGCCGTCGTTAAGGTCAACGATCGTAATTTGACCATTCGCTAATACTTTTGCCATAATTTCTTGTTTGTTTAAATTAATAATATCTATATAAATCGTTAAAAATGAAATCTAAATTAGAACCTCACATTCAAACTGCGCCTGCCTTACGACATCGTCACTACTCACAACGCAGACTCTACCGATACCCTCATGCAGAGTATTCCACGTTGCATCATCTGCCGTATCTGCCGATTGTCTTCGCCACGACCACGCGCTATTGCTTATGGTGTCGCTTATGTCCTCGCCGTTGCGTAACAGTTTAGCTTCGAGCGTCAACTGCCCGGTGCCGTTAATCATCACCGTGCCCGAACTGCTCGTTATCACTATTTGGTACGCCAAGCCATCCTCGCCAGGATCTCCCTTCTCGCCCTTCTCACCTTCGATTTGCTTCAGCCAGTCCGCCGAGCCGTTCACCGGCTCAGCTGCAGTACCGCTCTCGTTAGTGCAGAGCCACACAGCGTTATTGTGGTTCACCTGGTCGTAATAGTCGTAAGTAATGCCACGCTGCCATTCGCCGCGGTAGTTCACCATGTGTATAGTCTGACCAGATGACGATATCCACTCGAACGACGTAGATGTTATGCGCGAGCCATTCGGCGACAGACAGAACACCTCTTTGCCATCATGCGTGTAGCTGTTGACACCCTTGTAAGCAACGATGCGTGGCGTGTCAGGTCCAGTAGTCTCTAACATAAGCACCCCTTGACGATCCATCTTTGCAGGGTCTTGGCAGCCGTCAAGCACAATGGTATCTCCTGCAGTTGGCTCATCGCTACCCTCCGCGCAGTTACCCTTGGCGAGCACTATCCAATTAAACAACTTGCCATCATAGAGCACATCACCCATACCATTAGTCACCACTTCAGCCTCGGTGCTCACCTCTGTCACAATGCGCCAATAGATGTGGTTCTGTTTGCCCTCGTACACACCAGGTTTAATGTCGAAAGTCTGGCAGCGTGCCTGGTCGCCAATCTTCCAATAGTTCTGGGTAGCCGTTGTGCCGTCGTCTGCGAGCAAGAAACACTTCCACCCGGTGAGGTTGCGTTGAAGGTCATATATTTCTTGCACAGCCACAATCTTGCTACCAGCACCACTGAGGTAGACATTGCCACCAACGTATGAGAGCTTGCGCACCTCCAGCTCGTTGAAAATGGCTTTACCCCACACCATAAGGTCGGTGATGTCAAGGCGATACTTGCCGTCGCCGCGGTCTACCAAGCCGAAGCCCGACTGCGATTCGGTGCTGTAAAGCATCGATGTGAGCTTGCTCAGTATTGCTGAGCCATCTTGAGCCATGCCGTGTGTACCAGAACCTACAGATAGTCCGCGCAAGAAGCGTATATGTCCCTCTGCCTTGTCGTCAATGTCGCGTCGCAGGAAACGGCTTAGGTCCAGCTTCTGCTCAACAACCTGCAACAGCCCCAGCAGCGCATTGCCAATGCGTTGTGCGGTGTTAGCATGAGTAGCACGCTCGTCGCGTATCTGCTCCAAGTCTTTGCGTAGGCTATCGTTATTTGTTGACATATTACTCTGATGTTATTTTTATGATACAAAGATAAGGCGATGGAGGCGAGAATAAAAAAACGAGAAAAGCACTACAGCTGCGCCACCGCGCGGTCGATGGTGCTTGAACCACCAGTGAAGATCTGCCGTAGGAATGATGACACGAGACCATTGTATGTAGTGCCGTAGTATGCAGCCTCGAACTCGTTGAGACGGTGTAGCGAGTACATATACTTCTTTGAGAACCAGTCGCGTTTCTGCCGGTGGTGTGGGTTCGACTTCCAGTCCTTCAGAAATGCCAGGTCGCCACCGTTGTTATGGCGGTAGCCGTTGCCGACACCACGTGCTACGTAGATGCCATACTCCCAAAAACGGTGCTCTATCGATGTCACCGGGCCAGGATGTATGACACCCTGCACGGAGCGCGACAAAGCACCGGTATCGTAAACTGGTGGCGCGAACTGCATCATACGCTCGCGCCACATCTTAACCATAAACTCGCTCCAACCCTCAAGCCACTTCTGGTGCTCGGCGTCGGTCATGTTCGGTTTAAGTCCAGTCTGACTGCTCATAGCTAATGTCTATAGGTTGTTCGTTCTGCACCATGAAGTAGAGTCCCGTCACGCCATTCATGGCGTAGCGACCGAGCTCGGTAGAGTAGATGTTGTTCAGCTGCAGGTATGTCAGACGCTCGTCGCCGAGTCCATCGCGATCGTGCAGCAGTCGGGAATGAAACTGTCGGAACAACTGGCGGCAGAGGTTCAACTTCTGCTCGCGCTCCGCCATGTCGTCGTAGCGGTAGTGGGCTACGATGAAGACGGTGTACACATCGCGTCGGAAATAGCCCACGCCGTTGCTGAAGGTCTGCTGCGATGTGGTGTCGTCGACCATGATGAAGTTTTTGTGCTTGCGGAACGAGTCCATAACACCTTGTATCGAGTCGGGACCAGAGCAAAGGCATGGGTGGAAGTCGTGCTCGGTGGCGAGGCGGTTGCTCTTCGCGAGTTGAGAGAAGTAGTCGAGAGCCGGAAATAAGTCTTTCATATATCACGTGTATTAACTTGTTAGCTTAGGATATTTGCGTTTGAACTCCTCTGCCTCACGCGCTTTGGCTTCGAGCTCAGTAAGAGCACGCCAGCAGTCTGTCTGCTTTACAAGTGTCTCCTTTGTCACGTCGCCGTCGGTGAGAGCACGCAGCTGCACATTGAACGACTGCAGCATCGATAGCTCGGATATGTCGTCGTCGCTCTCCGTTCTGCGGAAGAAGTGTGGGAAGGCGTGCGACATGACGACTTTCACGTGCGCAAACCATGCGAGCGTGGCAAGGCGCTCCGCAGGTGTCAGTGTCAGTTCTGCTGGTCGCGAGAAGTCGGGACTGCGATAGAGGAAAGAGGCGAGCACATCGATAGCGTCATCATTGCCCGTAGAGTGAAAGCGTTGGTAGTACTTCTCCATGCAGAGATACTCCTCGAAGGTTATGATGCGATGGTGCTCGGTGTCCTCCTGCAGCAATGGATGGACAGCTTCGAGCCCTTGGACAACATCCAACCTATTATCCATTTGCTCTATGCTGTCCACCCAAGCGAGCTGCTCCAGGAACGAGCGTATCTGCCATAGCTGCAGATAGAACACTCGTTTGCGCTTCTCACCCTCGGGCTGGTAGACACACTGCCATCCGAAGCGGTTCTTCTTGATGACGTTGATACCAGTGAAGCGCACGAACATATATGTCTTCACCATCACCTTGTCGGCGAAGGTGGAAAGCAGAAAGAAGGTGTAGCGTAGCTGCTCTTGTGTCAGCTCGCTCCACGACTTGGGGCATGTGAGTTCTATTTTATCCATTGAAGAGAAATGCTGAAGATTCTTTTTTGTTGCTGAACGTCAGCATGTGTGCAGAGCTGTACGCCGTAGTAGTGGGGTAAATGCAGAATGTCTCCGGATTGCCCTCAACGAGGCGCTCCATGCGTCGGAAGAGAGCGGAGTGCAGTGCTCCGTCACCGTCGGCAGCCCAGAGGTCGACGAAGTCGCGCGCCAGCTGAACGAACCCTCCGTACTCTGCCATGTCCTTTTTGTCTTTGCATCGATAAGCCTTCAGCACATCGTCTATCTGCTCGTCGGAGAAGCGCACGCGCAGCTGCTCCTCAGCTTCACTGATAGCACGTTGCATAGTCTCCCAGTCCTTGTACGACCGGCTTGGGATGCCCGGTGTAAAGAAGAAATAGTGCTCCGTGTATATGTGGCGCACGAAGTTCTGCGCCTGCTCTGTCACGCCCCACTCCTCAGAGCGCAGCTGCTGTACCACCATAGCACGCGCACGGCACTGTGCAGTGCGCAGCTGGGCCTCAAGGGCATCAACACGCTGCTTCGAAGCCGGCGATATAGTGTCGTTCGACACTATGCCGAAGCCTGTAGAAGTGAGCACGAGGTCGAGCTGTCTGAGCACCGAGAGGAAGGCATCTACGCACACCAACATCTTAAAGTAATACTTTAACGGTTCGCTCTCGTCGGTCGACTCAACTCGCTGAGCACCAGGCTCGCCGAGCAGCATGTCGTAGTAATTGTTGAGTGCTGCTTCTATGGCAGGGTACACTGCCTCGAATACCTCGTCGTGTGCTGATGCGCCCACTGGCAGTGAGCGTTCAAAATCTTCTTTGAATATTGCTATCATATTGAATTTTGAGTTTTGAATTTTGAGTTTTGATTGCTATTGCCAGTCACCATCTTCGCATCTCGCTTCTCGTCGAGCGTAGTCAGCACGATCATCGGTACGTCAACAGTGGCTTTTTCATGCCATTTGTTGTAGTGGAGTATCACGTGATACGGCTTGCACATCACGTCGTGGCAAGGCTTCTCGATAGCCTGCTTCAGCGTAAAGAGTTCGCGCTTGTCGGAGCCCGAGTTGTTCATCTGGCTCTTGCCGGGCGTAGCACCCACCAGGTTCGGGTGAATGCCGAAGGCGAAGCACAGAGCGTTAGAAGCCTCAGACATGTCGTCGCTCCAGTTTCCACCCTCCTTCTTCGAGGCATCGTTGAGCGGTACGATGCGCACCATGCGGTTCTCCTTGCCGTTGGGGTCTACGTAGTAGCCGCTGATCATCGCCTTGCCGGCGTTCTCGATGCCCGTCACGAAGTCGATGATGTTCTGCTTCTCCTGCTCCTTGCGCTCTCGGCGCTTCTGCTCGTCAGAGATCATCTCGTTGTCGCACACGTTATCCCAGTAGTCGTCGTGCACCTCAATCTGCACCCTTGGAGCCGACGTGTTCTTAATCATGTAGCGTTTGCCGATGCCTATCAGACGATAGATGTCGAACCACGTGTCGCGGAATATCGACGAGTAGTAAGGCACGGGGTATGTCTGCGTGCCCGGCGTTGCCATACGGCTCACGATGGCGAATTTGCGGTCTTTTGTAGGCTTGCGTCGCAGACCCGTCTGTGGGTCGGGTTCAGCACCCATGCGCACCAGGAGGTCGCCTAATGGGTCCCAGTAGTCGAGTAGAGGAATTGCCTCTATCTTCGACTCGTCGAGGAAGCCCAAGCGCCAGTCGCCATAGAACACGTGCTCCGGCTTGCCACTATGGGTGCTCGATGCAGCTTCGAAGCGACAGTAGGAGGCATCCTTGTTGCGCACCGTCACGATACGCTCGCCGTCGCGCGAGAGGATGACCACCGTCACCGAGAACGAGTAGAACTTCATATCCGTAGCCTGCTCAAGGAATACCTCCTGGAGTGAGTTGCGTAGGCAAAACTGTAGTATGTCAGGTTCTGAGACATCTTGCTTTGTCTTGCGATCGACGAAGCGCACGCCCTGACCATAGCATGACACGATATTGAACTGCTGGCACTGCACCGTAATCATGTTGGACATTATCTCGCGGCGCAGACGATAAGGCAGCTGGTCGTCGTAGCCCCACTGCACGTACTTATACTGCTTGCCGCCGACGGTGATGGGGCGCACGAGATTACTGCCCGGCAATCGATCATCGTCGAAGATGGTGTTCGAGTCGGAGCCATACTCGGAAGTCACGGAGTTGCTCTGCCCCGCAGAGCCTATGCCCGACGGAGCTATGCGATAGCGGCGGAAGCCTTCGGCATCAGGCTGCGCCGATGTTGGCAGAAGAGTGTTGCTATTGGTCATAAGTAAACACGTTTGTTATTGATTTGTATGATAAAAATCTGTGGCAATGCACGTATGGCACGGTTGCGAGGGTTGCGTAGGCGCACATAACCGCCGCGCCAGTTGACGTGGTGCACAAGCCAGCCCTTGTAGTGCAGCATCTCGCCGGTGCCACCCTCCCACGCATGGATGTCGACGAGTGAGCGGTGCTGATAAGCCTGATCGAGCAGGCGCAGCATGTCAGCAAAGTGTATAGCGCCCATCACTCAAAGGTATTGTCGAAGGTGTTGTCAAAGATGCGTCCGGAGCGCAGCGTGTCGAACACGTTGTGGTTGCGCTGAGCATACTGGTAGCTGAAGGTGAAGCGTGGCATCGACTCGTCGTTGTTGTTGTACTCCGACTTTGAGTCGGTGACAATGACCTCTTTGCCTACATTTGGGTGTCCGTCCTTGAAGTTCACCACATGTATGCTCTTAGATCGGAAGAGCTCGTCAGCCCAATTCGCCATTGCGAACGTGAGGAAGCCCGTGTCAGCCTTGAAGGTGCGTGTCTCGGCTATCTCGTAGTTGCGGTTAAACTTGCCGATGTAGCCCTGGCTACGCTTATAGGTAGGTGCCACGGTGTGTGTACCCGTGCAGTAGAGCAGCTCGTCGCAACCGAAAGAGTTCTCGAAAACCAGGATGGGAGCGCAGTCAGGTTCGTCTAAATCGATAGAGAACCGGAACTTGCGTTGCCCAGCCTGGACCCAAAAACCTAATAAACAACTATCAGTATCGCTAACGAACTTGCTCGGAGTAACATCAATCGTAGTATAGCGACTATTGCCACCAACGGGTGAGAGCGAGAACTCCTTTGTAGTGCCATCGTCATAGTCGGCAATGACGGAAGCCTTGTCGGTGCCGATGTAGTGTAGGTATTCTAAGCGGTTTAGTGCGGTCTGCTTCTCGCCATCTAACATCGTGAGAAAATGCGTGTTGATGAAGTCGGTAGCAGGAGTGTTGATATCTGCCTCGCAGTATATGATCTTCGACGAGATGGTGGCAGTACCGCCATCACCCTCCCAAGCGTAGTCATCTTCTTCGATCTTGATGGTGAGGTTGATGCTCAAGTTCTGGCGAGCATACGGAGTGAGCAGGCGGTCGAGCTCTGCGAGTGTAATCTTGCCGTCGACTGGGAAGAAACGTTCTGAGAATATCTCCTTGCCGTCGATGGTAATGGTGACGGTGGTGCCTATTCGGCTGGCGTTGCCGATGTCGCCACTGGATGGAGTGAACGAATATATCACGTCGGGGATGCACGACGAGAAACATGTTGCGGGTAGCGACTGAAGAAGAGTGATCATAAATGCTTGTTTTTTGTATTCCGATAGCAAAGATACCACAAACCGCTCGCACGTAAGAATACAAAAACGGCGCACCCTATTCACATAGAATGCGCCGCAAGCGAAAAATGTAAAAAAATGTATTTATCTTATGGCTCTATTTTATAGCATGTAGTGCATATCGCGCCAGAGCTCCCACCGTAGCGTACCGTCCTCAGCGGTCTTCAGTTCGTAGCCTTCGCCCTGTAGGTATAGCACTATATCCATTGGGTGTATTGGCATGATGCTGTGCAGCTCGTCGGCTATCTCCTCCGTTGTCTTATACTCCGCCGTGTACTCCTCGCCAAGCTGAGATTTGCCAGGCTCCGGTGATCGCGAAGCAAGGTAAGCATCCATAACGGTAATGATAGCTTCAGCGCGGCGTACTTCGTTCTCGTCTCTATCTGTTCTGTTTGTTGTCTCCATAACATTCTCCTTTCTGCTTATTGTGCTTTTAAAACTTCGTTTAGCTGTCGGCGCAGTTCGTTAAGGTTGCGCATAAGGTCGGCGACATCGACAAGCTTTACCGTGTCGCTAATCTCCGCCGTCTCCTCGAGCAGGAGGTCGATGGTGTCGCGGAGCAGATCTATCTTGTTCGCTAAGTTCTCCTTGTCGAGCAATACTCGTACGGGAGTACAATCTATTGTTATCATGCTGCGCCTCCTTTCTCTACTCTTTCGACAAGTGCATCAATAGCCTTGCAAGCACATTCGATTTCTGTCAGCTTCTTTCTGTATGTGCAAAGTCTCGCGCGACGGCGGTAGCTGAAGTGCGGTATGAGCTTCATTTCCTTCAGCGTAGCTTCCACTCTCATGCCGATAGCGTAGCGCAGCTTTTTCATGGTCTCGCGGTGCATCTTGTGCAGACCGTGCATTGTTTTGAAACGTGTCATGCTTCGCCTCCTTTCTCCTCCTGGTTTAACTTGTAGACGTTGTAGCCCGAGAGGACTACACAGCAGAGGGCGGCGAGGAAGCTGCTCTCTGCGCTGATGGCGCCAACGCCGAGCGCTATGAGCGCAGCGTGGACGCGCAGAACCTCGCGGCGTGTCACCTCGAACTCGCAGATTTTGGTGTAAAACTTGCTCTTTCCGTCGAGCCACGCCTTAACGGAGGCGGTGCTGATGCTAAACGGGCGCAGATGAGCTGTGCGCTGGATAGATGCAGATGTTTGCATAATGATAAGTGTTGTAGCCTTGTTGCCGGAGAACCGCTCCGGCGCGGGTTGACGTAGGGGTACGAAAAAAGCGGCTCGCACTTCCTCGTCTGCTACAACACTCATGCTTATCCGCCACAAAGGGCTAAAAAACACGTGGAAGGCGAACCGCCGTATTCTGTCTCTGGCATCTCCACATAATGCGGAGTGCTCCGCATAAGTATTGTAGCGATGGCAAAGGTAGAGATAAAAATCTGAACGTGCAAGGAATTTGCGAGGAATTTTTGAGGAATTGCGAGGAATTCCAAAGAAAAGTATTATTTTCAATACTTTTACGGCGAAAAAACTTGTGTGTTAGTATTATTTTTACTACCTTTGCATTGTCAAACAAAAGCTCTCTGATATGAAAAAGTACAAAGTATCTGAAGTCATCAAGCTGCTGGAGCGAGACGGATGGGTGAAAATAGCCGAGAAAGGCGACCACAAACAATTCAAACATCCGGATAAACCAGGTAAGGTGACGGTAAGAGGGCAGAAGAGCGAGGTGCTTAGCCAATTTCTTCTGAACAGCATTTGGAAGCAGGCGGGGTGGCGATAAGCCCCGCCCCTCTCCAAAGTTTGACAAAATAATGAAAACAAAAACCTATAAATGAAATGGAAAAGATTATTGTAGAAGTGAGATGGTGCGACCATAATTTTGGAGCCACATTATCAGACAACGTGCCAGGAGCCATCGTCATAACTGCCAAAACCTATGACGAGCTACAGAAGGAAGTGCCCGAAACACTTCGGTTTCACCTTGAAGGGATTGAAGCCGACGGCGACGAGATACCGCAATGGCTCGCCGACGGCGATTACGAGCTGGTCTATCACCTCGACACAGCTGCGCTCATACGATCGTGCGAGCGCTACGCCTCGCTTGCAGCCATTTCGCGCGCATCCGGAGTGAACGAACGACAACTGAGCCACTACGCCAACGGACTGAAGAAGGCTCGCGCACAGCAGCGCGAGCGCATAATAAACGGATTGCACAAAATAGGACGCGAACTGTTGTCCCTATCATAGAGCATGTTTGACAACCACAGCAAGCCCGACCACCAGAAATGGAGGTCGGGCTTTATATTTGTGAAAAACTCTCCAATATTGGATGAATTGGAGAGAAATGGAAATAAAAAGCCCTCGATGCGTCACGCACCGAGGACTCCCAAATAGTTCTTTTCATGTATTTTATTTTCATGTATCATGAAACAAAATCAATATAAAACCGCTTGTTGCATCTTGTCGGCAAGACTCTTGAGCCCTGTGATAATTTGCTTTTTGCGCTCTGCGCTTGGCTTGCGCGTGCCAATGACATATTGGCGAATGACAGAAGGGTTAAGACCAATCTCTCGAGCTACCCCTGCAATGTTAACAAAGTCGTAGTAGCTGAAAAGTGAGCCGACATCGAAGCGATACTCAATTTCGAGTGCAGGAACATCTTCGCCTTCCTCTTTCAAGTATTCTGTAGTTTCATTCCACCCTTTAAGCATATCCTCAATGGCTGCTTTTGCTGAAGAGCCACAGCCGAGAACTGTGCCTTTTATGGGTTTTACCGTCAACAAGCAAGAATAATTCTTCTCGCCCGGTTCTCTTTTTACATTGGCTATAACTTTCATGTTGTATATATTTAACTCATTTTGTCTACAAAATAAGTTCTTTCACCCGTTACCCATTCAGATAAGGAAGCCGCCCGGAACTTGCCGGGCAGCCATCCTTTTAGTCGATAGAGAGGGCATCAAAGATAGTCTTTGCTGTCTTTGTTTTGATTTCCCTGCTTCCGTGCCTTGGAACTGTTGTAAAGTCTCCGGTTTTAGGATTAACCCAAACATCATGTGAGGCACCATGCCGCTTGATAAAGCATCCTGCTTTTATCAAAGCTCTAATTAATTCTGAATGTTTCATGATTTGAAAGAACTATTTGTCTTATTTTATTAAGACAATGCAAAGTTAACAAAAAAGTTATCAATCTCCAAATTTTTAGCTAACTTTTTTGTTACTTTTATAAATAGTTTGCAGATTTGCGTAAATAAAAAGCCCTCGATGCGTCACGCACCGAGGGCTCCAATAAGCTCTTTAATATAATGAATGCTGCGAATTAGAAACTTGCAGCGGTCATGGTGCCGCATGGTCGGGCGGCGGTGTTGAATTTATTAAACAGTGACCATTTCAATATCTTTGGCAAGTCGGCGCAATCCCGACTTTATTTTCTCCACCTGCTGATGGCGCGGCTTCGACAAGCCGCTCGCATAGTGTGAGAGCTGCTTCTGGTTGATGCCCGTTATTGACTGAAGAGCGGCAAACGAGAATATGCCACGATAGTAGTCGAGCAACGTAGCTACATCAAAATCGTAGACGAGCCTATACTCACCGTCAAACACCTCCGGGTATACATCACCGTCTTTACGTCTGCCTTCGAGCCAGAAGTCAACACTCTCCTGGACATACTCCTTAAAGCCCTCAAGGTCGCCATCGTAGGCAACGACCCAACCCGGCAGTAAGTCGCAAGCACAACAGTAGCCGTCAGCAGTACGGGCAGCTTTAATCACAACATCGTTCATAATATATTGTTTTATATGTTAATCTTAAAATAGGTGGCAGCCACGACCGCCACCTTTCTTTGTCGAATATTAAAACAAGCGTCTGCTTCGAATGTGTGTAGGGGGAGGGGCGGAGCTTCAGCTCCACCCCAGTTTGTCAGAACCTAAGCCCCGACTGCCGTTCAATACTACTGAGGAGCCATCCGCAGATAGATATTGAAGGCTTGCCGTTGACAGTAACAACACCCTTTTTTGTAGGATGTTTAAACTCTCTGTGGTCCCCGTTGTAACGGTCTAAGTACCAACCGTCGTCAGTCAAGATTCTCAGAATCTTAGAAACTTTTACATTTTTCATAGATCGCTTGTTTAATAATTCAACACTGCAAAGGTAGTAATTTTACTACGAATAACCAAACAAAACAATAACTATTTTACTACGAAATGTAAAAAGCCGCCGACGCGTCACGCGCCAGCGGCAAGGATAAACGTGAAAAAATAACTGAATCAATTAAAACTAAACAACATTAGTATCCCCTAATTAAAAACCTGCAGCAAAGATACGCAGACAGATCTGAACTTAAAAAGACAACAAAAAGCCTCCGACGACGGCTTTTTACCTCTTTGGGACCCGCCGCAAAAATGCTGCAGGCGTTTTTGCGGCGGGCGCAGGGCGGTGGGCGGGAAGAGAAGCAACCATTTCGTTGAGCTCAACAAAATGGTTGCGACTACACCGACCTCGATGCGTGAGGTCGGTGCGATGCGGTCTATAGCTTGCCCTCCTCCGAATAGCTGTAGTATGTGCTATCCGTCACGATGACGTGGTCTATCAGATAGAGCCGCATTGTAGAGCACGCCTGCTTTAGCGTTGCCGTGATGCGGTCGTCGTCGCGGCTCGGGCATGGGTTGCCGCTGGGGTGGTTGTGTATCAGGGTGAGCGTGGTGGCGTTGTTGACGAGTGCCTCGCGCAATATGATGCGCACGTCTACGGCTGTCTCGGTGAGTCCGCCGCTTGATAGCTTCACAGATTTAATCAGCTTGAAATTATTATTCATGAGCAGCACGTGCGCCTCTTCGTGGTCTGCCGTGCCCACTATCGGGCGGAAGTATCGCCAAACGTCTTCGGCGGTTCTGAAGCTCGGGCAGTCGGCTGCTGCTTCGCGCTCGATGCGCTTAGCGAGTTCGAACGCTGCTTGCAGCGTCATTGCTTTCTTTGGGTCTACGCCCTGCACTACTTGTAGCTCCTCGGCGCGTCGGGCGGCGATGTCGCGTAGGCTGCCGCCGCAAATGTTCACTATCTGGCGAGCCTGCTGCATGGCTGCGCGCGTGCTTTTGCCCTGCTCTATTATTAGGCTTATGAGCTCAACGCTGTTGAGCGAGTCGAAACCGCTATTATATACTTTGTAGTCGGGGCGTTCTTCGCGAACGAGTTCTGAAAAATTATTCATATTGTTTAGCTTTAATGGTTATTCATGAGTTTGGTGCGTGCGAGGAACAAGCCGCCGATGACGTTAGCATCTACAGCTGCGAGTTCGGCGGCGAACTCCTCCGCCGTGGCTCCTGTAGTAATGAGGTCGTCGAAGAGTATCACGTTCTTGCCTGCGAAGAAGTCGGGGTCGGTGCTCACGTAGTAGCCATACGACTCGCTGACGATGTGCGCGGCGTTGTTGTGCTTCGCTTCGCGCATGCCGAAGATATTCACGTGTGCCGTGCCGTTCTGTATGCCGGTGCGCTTGCTTACCTCCTCAGCGAAACGCTTAAAGCGGCGGTTATACTTGGCACTTGTAGCCGCAGGAACGCACACGAGCACATAGTCTTGATTGCTTGCGCCGTACCATTTATTAAGGCACTCGCTTACGATGTTGATGGCAAAGTCTACCGCATGGCGGTCGCCACGCTTGAACGAATAAATAAAACGTCTTACGCGCTCGGTATGTGCGTCGTTGGTGGTGTAACGCTTGGGCAAATAGCTGTAGAAAGTGGCTGTTTTCATTTTTGTCCTCCTTAAATTTATTCTCAGAGGCGAGAAGAGAGCTTTTTACACATCTCATCTGTAGCCCGTTTGAGAGTTTTTTTTATTCACGTCGGGTCGAATTTCGCTTTTTACGCCGCAAAAAGACGGTGGAAGTAAGGCGAGAGGACAAGCAAAAGGGATTGAAATTTTATGGAAAACCGAGTTTTTGAAGGAAGCCGTAGGAAGAAAAGTCGGAAGGCTGCTGTAAAATTTCTGTCACTTTAGTGCATCGGTGCTTGGGTGGCAGCCGTCCGCCGTAAATTCGCGAAGTAAAAACGACACTCTACCCGATGTACAATAATCTTCTAAAAATGCTCTCGAACGGAACAGCGCAAGATGTAAAAAATAGCATTCTCTACCGGAGAATACCACTCGAAAACTTGTTTTCGCAAGCGTTTTTGCTTCTTTTCCGCAATAAAAAGAAGCCTGGAATAGAGAAATGAGCGCGTTTTCGCGTACCTTTTCCATACCTGCAAAATCGTAATGCTTAAAAATCAACGAGTTAAGTATTACGATTTTGCAGGGTGCAAGACTTTCTGTCTATGCAGCACTACACCGCCCTGCGCCGAGTTGGCAATTGCCGCCCTCGCCTTTAGCGGAATATGCAGAAGGCTGTGACGAGTATGTGATTTTGGCTTGTGGATTTTGCGCCCATCGTGAAAAACAGCACCACATCGAGGACGCTCATCAGCGGTAAGGCGAGACGGTGCGAGGTTGGCAATTGCCAACAAAAAAGCCCCGAAACCGTGAGGCTCCGAGGCTGGGTGCGCGCCGTAAGCTCAACGGCGACTTGTTGTTCAATTAAACGGCACATCAGTAGCCGGAGCTTTAATGTTGTCCGCAGCACGACGTATGCGGTCGCTGAGGTCGTTTAGAGCACAGTATAGCTGGTCTGCCTCTTCGGGGGTAAAACCTCCAACGCCACCATTGCCGTCGATGCCGTACATCTTCTGCTGAAACCATGACACCGACTTGTCGAAGTACGTGCGCGATATCTCACGCCATGATACAGCAAGGTAAATGTCACGCATACGCTTCTTCATATCGGTAATTTTCTCTTGTTTCTGTTTTACTACTACTTCCATAATCGTTAAGTTTATATCTTTTTGTTAAAGGCTCTCCCCGAAGGGAGAACCGTTTGTTCTTAGTCTTTCGGCATGTCAGTCATTCGCTGGAACAAATCCTCTGCATAGTCGAGCAGTTCGGGATAACCATTTGGATAGCTGTTGCAGTAATTGCGAATTGCCTTGATGAGTTCCTCCTCGTCGGGAGTGACATTCATCTTGATTGTTTCTTGTTTTTTCATAAATGATGTTTATTAATTGAACAATACAAAGGTACTAATTTTTTAGATAGTATGCAAATTATTTACTAACTATTTTGTTAGTGAGGTATAAATAAAAAGCCACCGACGCATCTCGCGCCAGTGGCTTACACTAATATAAACCTAATCAATAAAAAGAACTAAAGAATCATCTTTTTATATCTTTTGAATCCAACTTGCTTATAATATCGAGTTCAGCAGGCGAGAGCGGAATTGGTATGCGGTTTTCTGCTGATGCTTTTGCTGATGCTTTTGCTGATGCTTTTGCTGATGCTTTTGCTGATGAAAGAAGAAGATGATCGCCAAAGAGACTTTTACCTTTCGGCATGGCTACGAGATTGCGGACAACAACACAATGCTCGCTATCCACACAAAACTCCACACCACCTCGCGCCATAATCTGGAGATCGGATACACTAAGAAGATTGTCCGGGTAGATGTATTTAGGAAGGTGAACCTTGGTGTTTTGAGAAGGGCACGCCTCAATGAGTTCAATAAGGCGAGGTGAAGTTGTAGCCATTAGGTTGCCGAACAGATTGCTCGCAAAGTTGCAAGGTACATTTGCACCATTGGTGAATTTTATCTGCCGACCTATGACAACAGCTGTAGCACCATGCTTGCAGCAAGAGAATATGGTTAGAGCCGGACCGAAAAGAAAGAAGGGGATGTTGCGCTCCACGTAGAAACGGCATATCTTTGTAAACATGGAGAACGGCGGATTGTCCACTACAACACCATCAGAAGGGTATTCTGCATGTTCATAATCACCTCCTGGATAGAATGGGCGCAAAATCTGCTTGCCTTCCAAAGGATATATTTCACCAACGTATTTCAGCACCGCTTCGTATACATCTTTCGGTGTCCAACATTCATCGGTTGTCTTGGGGTTCTCTGTGAACTTTGCCAAAAAGCCCTCGTAATCGTGAAAAACTATTGGGTTCATACTTCCCCCCCCCCCTACGTTTTTTTAAACGCTTATCTGTAATTGTTTCCATATCAATATCTTTTATACTCGCAAAGTTAACGTGCAGAAGGGAGAGTTAAAAAGACAGCAAAAAGACAACAAAAAAGCCCCGACACCGAAGTGCCGAGGCTGAGTGCATCCGTAGGCACGGACGACTTGTGTCTTAAATGTAATACAACATCTGCCTAAATATTGTCAGCAGCACGGCGTAAGCGGTCGCTGAGGTCGACAAGAGCACCACGAAGCTGCTCCTTCTCCTTGTCTGTGAACCCACCGACACCACCATTGCCATCGATTCCATCGAGTTTATGATACAACCATGAAGCCGAGCGGTCGAAATAAGTATTGGCGATATCACGCCATGACACACTCAGCAGAATGTCCTGCAAGCGTTGCTTAACAGTATTGTCCTTTGCTTGTTTGTTCTTTTCCATATTGTGTTAGTTAGGGCAGCCCTTTCGGGCTGCCTTGTTAGAATTACTTAACTGATGTCATCTCATCGAACAGCTCTTGTGCGTACCATAGCAACTGAGGATGACCATTTGGGTAACTTCTTTTGTGGGCTCTGATAGCTTCTATCAGTTCTGCCTCTTCTTCTGTTAATTCTTTATTCATATTGTATTACTTTTTTAAGACACTACAAAGGTACTACAAATTTTCGTATTATGCAAATATTTACTACACTTTTTTGTAGTAATAATAAAAAAATAAAGCCGCCGACGCATCTCGCGCCAGCGGTGTAAAGTATAAACAAAAAATAAATGAGAAATGAGATTTTAGCCGTATGTGTTGGTTGTGCCGCCGGTGCCCTGGAACACCGGCTTGGTCTCCGCGCCTATGCAGACCACGTCGAAAGCATCGGAGCCGTCGGTACGAGCCTCCAGCTTATCCTCCTCGGTCTCAGCGAGCTTCTCTCCACGCTTATCCTTCTTGCCGTTGTACACGCCGGCTGAGGTTATGGAGATGAGCAGGTCGGGGTTGTTGTCGCGGTTGACGAGCACATGAAGACGGGCACGCCCACGAAACATATTATTGATGAGAGCGTTCTTCTGTACGTGGTTCATCGGGTTGCCGAGATAAGCCTCGCGCACCGCCCAGCCCATGGAGCGCAGCGTGCGCACCACCTCTTTATGAGGGTCGTTGTAGTGCAAGCCCCAGTTGGTGCCCACCATGGTAGAGTCGTAGTAGAAGATTATCTGACGACGGCGATGATAGTGGTAGTACGTATTGAAGTCGTCGAGCAGCTCAGGGATCTTGCGCTCGTATTTGACGAAGAACGATTTGAGCACGCGCAGCTTCGAGCCTTGCACCTGACCGACGACGAGCCAGTTGATGAGGTTGTTAGTGTCGAAGGCTATCAGCAACGGCAGCTTGTCGTTGCGGTCGGCATCCATGCGGCAGTCGTTAGGCAGCGCACCACCCTCGGCGTTGGCGAGGTTGTGCAGGTTGAGCACGCTCTCGTTGGGTGCCGTGTATAGGTTGGCGGTCTCGCTCATGCCACCGTAGAAGCCGTCAGCCGATATGCTCACACGCTGGCACATGATAGACGTGGCGAAGGTGAGCGGTGGAAGGTCGCGCTTGGCACGGCGTATAAACTCCTCGCCCAGGAGTGCGAGGTTCTCGATTGATGAATATTCGCGGTAGAGCAAACACTGCGAGCGAAAGAAGTTGAGCTGCTTGTTGTACTCGTCTATGCGTCGCTGGATCTGCTCGTGCTTGTCGGGAGTCTTCAGCAGCTTCTGCTTCAGTCTCCATATCTGGTAGACCAGCCCCTCGATGACCTCCACCAGTTCTGGGTCTTGCTTATCCTTGTAGTTGAGGAACCAGGAGCCCTTCTTGGTGATAGGCATATCGGAAGTGATGGTCATGCCATGATGCAGAGGGAAGTGGCGGAAGTACATCTCGTTGCCTCGGTTAGCTTGGAATGTCTCGTCCTTGAGCTGCTCGAAGTCGATGAACTTCGCCTCGTCGATGATGAGATAGTCGAGCGACATCGAGTTGGACGTGCCCGAGCGGTCCTGCGAGATGACATTGCAGACGGAGCCGTTGTAGAAACTGATGGTGTTCTCCCAGTTCGCCGGCGTGAAGATAGGCGATTTCCAGTGGAGCTTCTTCCACGGTCGCCGACCCACGACATAGTGTAGGTCGCGCTTGAAGCCCCATCGCTCGAGGTGGATGAGCATGGAGGGCAGGATATTGGTCAGGCAACGCTTGACGGACGGAGCTACGAAGCCACCCATGGAGCCGGGCATACCCTGAAAGCACGACTGCAGACGGCGCGCCTGAATAGCACCCTTGCCCACACCACGTCCGGCAACGATTACCTCGTCGCGTGTGTTCATGGCGAGTGCGTAATACTGCGCGTCGTTGAAATACTGAAGGTTTGGTTGTTCAATGCAATCACTCATCTTCGTCGGGTTTTATCTCTTCTTTTATCTCCTCGAAATCAGCATCTTGTATCATAGTGTTGGAGTAGCGCTTGTAGAGAGCACGTATCTTGCCACGCAGGTCAGGGATGCGCTCGATGCCGAGAACCGTAGGGTCGTCTGTCGGCTCGAAGTTCTGAGGCACGATCTTGTCGAATTCGAGGTCGGGTTCATCGTCCTTGTCGGTGCGGTTGTTAGCCACGAGCACCTTAGAGAGCGCAGCCACCGACCGGAAGTCGCCAGCGCGGCGTGCTGCAGCGATGTCCTGCTCGAGCGACTTGTTAATCTTCCAGCGCATGAACTCCTTCGTAGTTTGCTGAAGATTGCCGAGTAGCACCTTGACCAGATGCAGATCCTCGTAAGCAAGAGAGCGCGACACCTTGAACATAGCCATATCGTACTGCACCAGGTCGTTGTCAACCTTTGACGGGAACTGCAACCAATAGGCATACATGCCGCGTATGCGATGAAGACGCAGCAATACACCCTCGGCGACACGGAGCTGACGCAGTTCAGCATCGTCGAGGGTGACATAGCGCGAATATTCATCGAGGTTAACTGGAAGCATATATATAATGTATAGTATTGGTTGTTGAGAATGCTAAGTGACAGCAGAAAGAGCGGCAGCAAGCAGACGCTGACACTCCTGAATAGAATAGGGAGAGCCAGCAAGTGCCGTATCGTGAAGAGTGCGGCGAAGCTCAAGCGCCGTGGCTGATGCGCCACGAACATAAGCCGCGCGTGCAGGACAGCCAACAGTGGCTATGTCGTCGCACAGCTCACGCTCGTCAATACCCAAAAGGGCGGATATCTCCGTCGGGGTCATCATCTCCCGCGCATAGTTTTCTATCTTTGTCAGTAAGTCGTTGGAATAATCCATTTAGCTCAAGTGATTTGTCGACGATGCCTCTCAGACCGGCAAGCAACGAGTAGTAAGCCTTGAGGTCTGTAGTGATCATTGTACACTCGGCGCGGTCGCCGTAGGTCTGGTTCTGAGAACTAATAACAGCAACCTGATGGCTCTCGTTCTTGACAAGCATTATCTTTGAGTGGTTCTGTGCCAGATGCACATGGTCGAAACAGCTCTGCATAAGCCGATAGAGCTGCACCGTCTTGCGTGCAGCCTTAAGGTCGGCTACGAGTGTGGCGTTTGCTATCAGCTTGCGCCGGCGCAGACGTAGGAAACCGCAGAGGAAAGCGTCGGAGGTTGAGAAAGTAGATACGTAAACGTCGGCACGCCCGGTCTGCTTCAGAATCCATCTGAGCAAGCCGAGCGTGTGTAGCCCAGTACCGAGATGGTACTGAGTGGGAACGTCACTCAGCGGACGGAAGGGATAAGCCTGCTTCATTGAGTTTCGTTTTCAGATCGTCACCGATAGGGGCGTTGTTGTCGTTGAGCACGGTAACACGGGCTCGAACTTTGGCGAGCAGTTTGTTGTACTCGTCGAGCTCCTTAGTCGCATCGTCGGATTCGCGCGACAGACGGCGGAGTTCTGCGAGGCGGTCTACGTTCTTGGTGATATACGAGCGCGCATTGGCGATGTTCTTAGCGATATCGGCAGGCGTAGGCTCTTCGCCTTCAGTCTGAGCATCGTCAGAAGGAGCGACGTAGCCGTCATAACGTCCGAGTTCGCTCTTGTAGGTGTACCACAAGTCCTTCAGCTGCTTGAGATATTCGTAGCGGTCGCATGGCTGCTCGAAGGTTAGCAGAGTGTTGTAGAGCTTCTTTATCTTCAGCCAACGCTCCTTATTCTCCGCCCAGATGTTGCGCACATCCTCTGGAAGGCCGTCGTGATCGGGGCGGATGCCGGAAGCAGCAGGAAGGTAGCCACCCTCAGGAACCTCAGTGTCGTTGTCCTCCTTAGCCTTGTGCTCGGCTTCGAACTTAACCTGCTCTTCGATGGCAGCTGCTATCTGTGGAGTAAGTTCGGCATCGAGCAACTTGACATCCTGAGTAGTCATGTTCTCGAGACGCATAGGCAAGAACTTCTGAAGCTCGTAGCGCACCTTCGACTCAAAACGCTCAGGACGGCGCATGATGGTCTGATACATCGATATGTTGCGCGTGAGCTTCAGAACCATCTCCGCACCACGGGCAACAGACTCGCGGTCGTGCTTCTCGGCGTTGAGCCATGCCTGCATATCTTCGGTAAGTTTTTTATCTATCATATTATAATGCAAATTTAAAAAGGGCGGTACACACGATCGCTATCGTGAGGACCGCCCCAGAAATAACCAATCAATAATTTAAACTACTTATTGTGCGAAAAAGAAAATGCTATGCTGCTACGATAGGCAGGCCGGTAGCGCCGGAGATGTCACCGTCCTCGGTCTCTATCTTGCCCGGGTAGAACGGAGCTGGATACTCGTCAGACGCAACAGCCTGCACTGTTGTAGAGTTGGTATCGGTAGCAGCCTTGCCGAGGTCCTGCGAGAGCGTGAGCTCAGGAGAGAACGCCTCGCTGCCCACCATGCGTGCCTTGCCGTTGCGCTGGATGAAGAGATAGACCATCTCGTCGTTGTTGGCGAGAGAGATGTAGCCGGTGGCAGCTTCCTCGGTGCCAGGAATGACAGCGGTGCCAGTGACCTTGAATGTCTTAGAGCCGTAAGTGCCCTGAGACTCGACCTGCAGCTGCGATTCGTTAGGTATAAGACCAATCTTGTGCCACTTCTTATCAGAAGCCAGTTTGAAGTCGCCGGTATACTTAGCGACAGCGTCCATCGTTTTTGGTGTCTCCGAGCCGATGGTTGGCCATCCTAAGATGTCGCGTTTGGCAATACCGAAGACCCAGCCACGTACACCAGGGAGCGACTTCGCTCCCGGTGTGAAACAGATATCGCCGTAAATAGATGCGGCGCCAGTACATTTTGCCATAAATGATAAGTTTTAATGTTAAATAAATATGTTAGCGACCTCGTTCAGGCCTTCTTGCGCCAGTAGCGCAGAACCTCGGGCGATACGCTCTGGAATTGCGTGCCGAAGAAGTAGTTGGCGATGAAGTCTACATCATAGTGATTCTTCAGCGACTTCTCAACGAGGAACTTCTCGTCTTCGGTCTGCTGGTTGAACACGAGGAAGATGTTAGACTTCGGAGTGAGCAGCATGAAGTCGGCAGGAACGTTAGCCAGTGGTACGAGTTCTACGTTGCTTGCGCCCTCAAGAGTACGCTTGTCGTAGTTCTGATTGTACGGCAGCGAGCCATGGTTGACCTGATAGCACTCGGTGTAGCAGTGGTAAGCCTGATCGCTGAGGAAGAGCTTGAGTGGCTGCGAGCGCAGCTTGGCAGCGGCAGCATCGGTACCACTCCAGTAGAAGTCCTTGATGAGGTCTTCGGCGTTGTCCTTGGTGATAGAATCAGTACCCTCTACGAGGTTGCCGAGAGTTGTCGAGATGAGCACCTTCTGAAGCTCGTTGGTACCGGCAGCATCCTTGTCGAGGACGGTCTTGAAACCGTCGAACCACTTCGCAGTCTTGGAGAAGTCTGCGGGATCGTGCTTAGCGGTGAAGGCGTTCATGAACATTTTCTCACCAAGTTTCTTGGCAAGGTATGCGCAGATCTGAACGACGATAGGCACGTTCTTCAGGCCGTCGCCATTAGTAACGTTAGAGCCCCAAATGCTCTGGTAGATGGCGTTGGGGTCGATGCCTGCCACCACGTTGCCGAAGAAAGTCTGGAAGACACGCGGTGTAATATCTACAGCTGCGTCTTCATACTTTGTCTTCTGGTAGTTAGAGAGTTCGAGATTGCCAGACATCTCACCAACAGTCTCGCGGTAGCGGATGCCGGTGCGTACAGAACAATGTCCTGCAAGTGCGCCGAGAGCGAGAAGTGGCATCATGAGGAAGTCTGAACGGTAGGTCTGAAAAGTCTTTGAGAGCTCTTCAGCACCGAATGTAATATTGCCTACTTTAACAGAAGCCATAGTTATACATCTTTAATAAGGTTAAACACGTCCTGCGCGGTGAAGCTCTCCTCGTCGTTGGCAGGATTATCAACAGTAGTGGTGTCAGCAGAGCCCTTGAGAGCTGCGATCTGAGCATCCTTCTCCTTGGACTCGTCCTGAGCCTTTGTGAGTTGGTCCTTGAGTTCCTTGACAGCCTTGCCGGCTTCAGACACCGCCTTTGCGTTAGTCTTGTCTTTCTCTTCAAGTTCCTGAAGACGATCGTCGATGCTCTTCATCTGCTCCTGGGTGAGGGTGATGTTGCCATCCTCGTTGGTCGCGAAACCGTCAGTGGCATTGAGCAATGCCATGACGCAAGCAAAGATTTTAATCATTTTGTTTGAAGTTTTTGATGCGTGTTGGTTACGGAAGAGGTTCTTGAGCCCTTCGCACGTCTTCTCGATGAAGCTCGGAGTTGGATTGCCGCTACCGTCAACCACTGACGCGACACGAGCTGCTGCGTCTTCCGAGGCAAGTGATTGAGGTAGTGGCGGTATGCCTGCATCCTTAAATTGAGATATGTTGTAAGAGTTTGTAAATTGTCCGGTAAACTCGTTGGCAGCCTTCTCTGCCTCCTTGTCTTCGCGTATGGAATCGACAAGTCCGAAGTCTAGAGCCTGCTGCGCGGTGAGCCAGTTGCCCTTCTTCATCTGGGCGAGACACTCATCGACAGACTTGCCGGTCTTGTCGGCGTACATAGAGGCAAGCACGTCGTCGAAGTTCTTGAGCGAGTCGCGCTGCGCCTGAAGCTTGCGCACGAAGGCATCAATCTGCTCCTTGTTGCTCTGCTCGTACTTGTAGATGAGAGTGGACACGTTGTGGATAAGGAAGAAGCTGCCCTTGACGATGTCGATAGTCTTGCAGCCAAGCATGGCGATAGTGCTGATAGATGCGTTCATGCCGAAGGCGTGAGCGTGTACGTTGCCGTGGTCACGGAAAGCCTGGTTAATCTCCAAGCCATCTTTAACGAAGCCGCCGAGTGAGCAGAAGCCGACATGCACTTCTTTACCACTATTCTTATTGAGCACATAACGGACATAGTCGGCAGAACAATCGTTCCACCAACTGCCAATAGTGCCAGATATGACGAGATGATATTTCATATGATAAGTATTTACGACAAAGGTAGCTTGAGAAGCATGTGGTACAAAATACTGCTATACCTTAATATATGGGGGTATCTCGTGAGATTTGTGTGTTACAACGACCTCGTTGAGCTGGTTATCTTTGACAGCATCGGGGCAGTTCTCGGTGATTTCTACAGACGGGTAAGGTCGCTCATAGGAGCCAACAAGAAATTGACGATCGTCGATGAGCGTCACCTTGAACACCAGATGACGACGCTTGATATTCAAATCGTCAGGTGTAAGGAATTTCAAAGTGGTGGTTATAACCTTGTTCTTGTCATCTGTCTTGGTAGACGAGACCATAGACGGATGATCTTTGACACAAATTGAGCGCCACAAGATGTTGGATGGGATGCGGACGGTGCGGTTGGCGATGAGGACCGAGCCTTCGAGTTGGGTGCTGTAAGCATAAGCTACAGACTTAACGAGCTTTATCGACTTCATATAGAGCTATATTTATACGTTGAACATAAGTGACGAACGGGCGCGAACAAAAATGGGCATCTTATCCGTGTGATTTATAGAATATTTAACAGTTTTTATTGTCGCGCACTCGAGATCTGCGTCTGAGGTCGACACCATGCTTGAGGTAGGAGTTGCGCATACGTTGGAAACGCATCTTTAGCGTGTAGTCGTACTCGACATCTATGCCGTTAGCCTCGCACCACGCTCTAACAGCAGAGAGTAGTGTGCACTGGCACAGCTCGATGTCGGCGAGATCGCGCCAAAGCTGGAGCCTGAATGTGTCCTCGATGCACTCGGCAACAGCCTTGCGGGCATTGCCAGAAAGGTAGTTGTAGGTGACGACCGGCTTCTGCTTTGAGTCGGGGATGCAGATAGCAACATCATCATCGCCACGTGTCAGCGGTAACGAACCAGGCTGGCGCGTGAGAAAATGACGGATGCAAGCATTCTCGGCGCTTTGAGCCGGGAATACTACAGGGTCGCCGAAGTGATGGCGCAGCCATTGAGCTATGAACGGCTTGAAGGAGATGTAGACGAGATATTTTGACACAGATACTTGGTTTAAGATGAAATTTTATTTACCTTACAAAAGTAGGAAAAATTTACCAACAAACCTACTTTATAGAGATAAAAGTCTTAATAATTCTGTCTTCTGTGCGCTCCTTCTTCTATCTTACGTGCGGCTAAGTATAAAGTTGCAAGAAAATTTTGTGAAGTTGTGATTTGTATGATAATGATGGCTAAGTGAATGGCTATCAATGTTTTGACTTTAAACAAAGTTTGTGTTGCGTTTTGTGATTGCACATTGAAGAATGTGACACCAATACAAGGCTCGAATGGTGTTGCAAACTTATTTTTTTTGTGATGAAGTTGTGAAGGCTTTTGTGATAGTTTGTGAACAAGCCGTAATCCCTTAATTTACTTATCTTTTTGATTTTTTGGAACATCACATTACAAAATCACAAAGTTTTTGTACAGAATAATAAAGGGGTGTCGGGGAGCAAAAGGCCGCCATGAGAGTCGAGCCTACAAAACCTGTGGAAGAATGGAACAGTCTGTTAATGATGCAAGCGAGTTTGCGATAAAAATAAAGGCGGGCTGCATAGGTCTTTAAAACCTGCAGCCCGCCTACCCATTGATTGAAGCGAAATGATAAAGTAATATTAGAAAGGTTTCTCGTCTTCTGTCGAGAAACAAATGTCTTGTTCGATTGCGTCTGTTTTGGTGTCTAATGGGATAGAGCGTATATAAATCATGTCCTTGGTTTTGCGCTTGTCTGGTGCCACCATCACTGATCGCTGTATTCGACCGCCCGTATTGCAGAGGTCAGGCGGATTCATACAGTCAATCCAAGGACATAGTATGCAAAACGACTTGAGCTTCTTGGTGAATGCCTGCATTGTTATTCGGTTTACGTTAGCAAAGCGCTGATACTCGTTGAAGACGTCGTCACGTGGCAGGAATTCGTCAAGATGTTCGCCGTCGGGTGAGAAGTAGCCCTCAGCCCAGTCCTCGAAATTGGCGCCCATGGAAGCCTTAAGATGACGCTTCACCATGTTGGCCATAGGTGGCTGCAGCTTTAAGCCAGAGTCTTTAAGTGAGAGGTAAAACCTACAACACTGAAGCCAAAAGTTAATGTCGGCGTTCCACTCGTCCTCGCTATACTCGTAGTCATACAGAGTCTTGCCGAAGTCAGCACGAATATCTCTTGTCTCTCGATAATCATTATCCTCGGTTTTCTGATGGTACCAGTCGGAGAATACCATATACAGAGAGCGAGCTTCAGTAGACGGGTCGAAGTTCTGCGGTACATAGTTCGTGGTAAAAGCAAGCTTAGGCGCATCCTCGAACTTTACAGTGAATATTTTGTTATTCTTCGGATTGACAGTCATATCACTCGTAATGTTATCGTAGAACGGGCCAAGATTGAGATATTTGTCGCAATCGTCAATCAGTAGGATACCTGTAAACTGGCTGACCATCTCAAAAACATGAGGATTATCCATGAGCTTCGGATTGCGTCCGGACAACTTAACCGTATTAACCAAGAACGAGAGCGTTTTGAAGAAGAAAGATTTGCCGGAGCGTCCGTTACATTCATCTTCTTCGCCTATCTTGTTGTCCATGGCCATCGGTGCCCAACAGCGCGCATAATCTTTGTATCGATGTAGCATGTAGCCAAATGTAAATATCTTATTGATGAGATTCTGTTTTTGTTCTGCTATCTCGTAAGGTTGCAGCCCCTCACCATCAATGCAGAACGGATGAGCCTTGATGTATGCCGCTGAAGCCTCGCGGTCATCGCCGAAGGGTAACTCCGTTTCCTCGCGCCAGTATAGTCGTGAGGTATTGATAAGATAGCCAAAGAAGTTGCTCTTCACGTTAAGGATATCTATATCCAACAACGCTTGACCATTGTCACCCTCTTTACGCGTAATGCGGAACATATCAGGCAAAGCCTTGTATCTATGAGGAATGACGCTCTCTTCCCAAACGAAGTTGTGTAAGCTATCTGCACCTGGATCATACTCCTTCAACCCATCCGGACAAGATACAGTAGGCACGCACACCTCGACAGTCTTGTTAGCAAAGAAGAAGAACTGCGAGTCTGGAGTGTAATTGGTGAAGTCCAGGTCAATCTCTTGCAACGACTCAAGAGCTGCAGGAGATAGCTTAGTAGTATTGAGCACCAGGTTGAGGATGTTACGGTCCTCGAATCTATCAACAACCCATCGCCGGATGAACTCACGTATCTCTTTGACATTGACGCGCATCACAGTGTTACCCTCTACGCGTATAAACTGCGTCACCGCAGAGTTGTCATCATGGAGAGCATAGAAGCCGTTAAGTTGTAGAAAATTATAAAGGCAGGCTGTATCCACCTCCGTTTTCATCTTGCCTTCTTTGGTGTAGTATTGCACCCAGAACTTTGCCGGCATGGCCACTCTTAGCAGATTACGGAAATCCTTACGCTCACTGTGTATCTCGAGCCAGTCGCGCAGATCCTTGCGAGGTTTGCCTCGGTTGTCCTTGTATGTTTGTAGTTTCTCTGGGAGCCATACGGTATGTATGTCGATAAAGCGCAGTGCAAGCTCCCTGCCTTTGCGACGCCCCGTCTCGTCGATATCGGGTATATTGTAGAGTACCTCGACGTACTTCATTATCTCCTTATACTCGTCGACCGAGAGCTGATAGGTCTCGGAATTGAACCACAGAGGAAAGTAACCCATGGACTTGCAGCAAAGCGAGTCGCGTTCACCAGAGCAGATAACCGCTTCGGGCAGCTTCTGCTCTTTGTACGGTTTGCCGTCCTCGTGTGCTGCGTTCCACTCTTTCTCTTCCTTGGCATTGAAGTCACGGTATGCCTTCTTGAGCTCCGCAAGCCCGTTAATGTAGAAGCGCGGCTTGGCACCTGCAGGCGTGTACGAGAAACGGAAGCCTTTATCGCAGTTGTATGGCTCATAAACCTTATAGAATTTCTCTTCCGGCTGGTCGCCCACGGCCTCTTTGATAACACACTCGCGCATGAAGATAGGATAGTGCTCGGTAGAATACTTGACCGTCACCTTACGGTCCTTGACATTTGCTATCCATTTGACAGAATGCCAATGAAGTGCATCGACATGGTCTTGTGTCACCTTTGGGCCGAGCGCCTTGAGTTCAGCTTCAGTAAACTTCTCGTTGAGTTCGAAAGGACGTGTACCGTCTTTTTCGTCTGCACGAGCTTCACGCTGACGAATCTCCGGACGGTTCACCGAGCGGTCGAGTTCATCGCGTATGTCGAACTGTGCTGCCAGCTTCAGTATAGCCTCATTGAAGCGTGAGCGGTCGTAGCCATTCTCGCGCATAAAGATGTCTATTGCATTTTCGCCACGACCTTCGCCGCCGAAGTCCGTGACCTGCCAAATCGCGCCATACCTTTTCGAGTTGAATTGTCGTAAAGAGGCCGACGGCGTACGCTCGTTGCGTATAGAGAAGTGCTTGTTCTTCTGGTGTACGCAGTCACGCGCTTGCGGATATATGGACAATATAATGTCCAAACCTCCGTTTGTTGCGTTTAATATTTGTTCTACTGTAATCATTTCGCTTGGGTTTATTCTCTGTGCAAAGATAGTGGCAACGCTTGATTGCCACAAAACACGATATCACACTTTATTTTCGTTTTCGAAAGACATTGTCTCCAAAACACAGCGGAGCAATAAACTTGCTGAAAAGGGGGGCATCCCTAAGCTCAAGTGCGCCATCATCATCAAAAGTTACAGTGGGCCTTATCCGCGCATCAGAGTCCGGGCGAAAAGCCCAACCGTCTATCCACCAGACGTAGTCCTTAAAGTCAAGAGGTTTGTCCTCAAAAGCCTCGCACTTACCATTTACACCAAGAAGACAGCCATCTTTATATTGGATAATATGAAAGTCCTCAGACAGCACGCCCATCTCCTTCAGATTATCGATATGCTTTATGTATTGTTCTATTGTTATCATATTCGCATTTCTCTATGTTAAGGTATTCAACATATTTGTTTTTAATTAGGCAAAAGCGTCCGTTAATGCAGTTGCGCTTATGCTTGCACGTGTCGCAGATCAGAACCACTTAGTAGTTGTTAAGACGTAAGACTCTAATGATATCGCGACAATGACTAACGCCACATTTGACCTTGATGCGCATGAGCTGCACCTTGACAGTGTGCGCATTTTTGCCGAGCCGTTCGGCGATTTGTGTAAATGTAAGTCCCTCGAGGTATAGATCGGCTATCTCTCGTTCGCATTTAGAGAGATTGACCATTGTCTTAGGGCGACATATCACTCGCTCGAACTCACACATGCCGCGTAGTGGGCATCGAACCTCTTCAAAGTGCAAGATATCGTGCTCGATGTCTTGAGTCAGCAAATCATGTTCGCCGAAGTTACAACGCACGAAACGCTCAACCATCTTGAAGGTATTACGGCGATATAGCTTAGCAAGTGCTGCGTATCCCTCTGGGAACCTCGTCTTGATGACATTGTGCAGCTCGTCAACAATATCGGTGTTGAACTTTGTGAGTCGTCTTGACTCTTCGCCAGGCTTCTTGTAGTAAACAAAGCCGTCCGGCGTAACGAAAAACTCTAAAGATTTTAGTATCGCCATAAATCCTCTTTTTTTATAGCCTCCGTGCAAGCCATGCGCTCGAGAGTGTTAAGTTGGTAAGCTGCGACTCCAGATAGCTTACGTCGGATGGTGTTATAGTTCAAATCGTATGTAACCATCAGGTGTCTAAGGTATCTGCCTTTTTCTTTTTTTGAAAGGTTAGCAAAATAACCCTCCAGGTACAATGAATCGAAAATCTGTTCCATTTGCTTGTTTATATCGTTTTAAGTGTCTAACTTTGCTGCAAAGATATAAACAAAAATGGACTAATACCTACTTTGTTGAGATTTTAACTCTTAATAAAGTAGGATTTAACCTTTATTAAGTATGAGGTACGAAAATAATACGGTAAAAAGCGAAAGAGTGAGAGAACTGCTTGAGCGAGCAGGTATTAGTATTGGTGAGTTTAGCAAGAGTCTTTGGGGAGCCAAGACGCACAATACTATAACATACTTTGATGCTCGACCAGATGTCAAAGTCTCAACATTGGTGAGAATGGCTGAAGTCTTGGGATGTTCAATAGAGGACATCTTGATAAAGTCGGACGGTACGTCGGACGTACCTACTATAAACGGACACTATAATGTGGTTAATAGTAGCTATGTAAATACCGATGTGACGTCGTTAAAGGCTGAGGTAAAAGCTCTGAAAATGCTCATAGAGGAGAAGAACCAGCGCATAGAAGATTTAAAAAATGTCAATGCTGAACTTGGTGCGAGGCTTGACATGGTCCTGCAATATGGACAGAATAGAGACCATTAATAATGCAATAATGTATAACCAAAGCTATTGCCTCAAGAGGGTAGAATATATCAGCAATAGCAGCTCAATCCTGCCTCCGCAACTACAAATGGTCGAAATTCCTTTATACAAAGGAACTTCGACCATAATTCGTTTATGGGCGTTGCGGAGACTCGGACGGTAGCTCGGACGCTTTGTTAGTTGTTTTTAATGTTTCTGCCGTGCAGCTCCTGCACGTCATCTGCTGTAGTTTTAATAAGAGCTTCCAAAGCTTCGGTGAAAGCCTGTTCGTTCTCACTCCTTAAAGTGTTCATCTCTGCAGCTACGGCAGCACGCTCTTCGTCGGTTGTTGCTAAACGGTTACGCTCAGCAAGAGACTTTATCTTTGCTTTCAATTCGTTCATTTCTAACTTTTTCATAATAAGGATGTTGTTTATATAAGCCCTGAAAAATATTAATTTTAGTAATTGCCCTTTAATATTTCCTTGTAAGCTTTATTAAATTCTTTCCATTTGCGGGCATCTTCTTCTTTTTTTGCTTTTAATTTTGCGCGTTTTAACTCCAATTCGCGCCTCTTTGCCTCTCGCTCAATTCTACGGGCAACGCTACTACGTTTCGTTTCATCACGTATACTCTCGCATAAAGAACGAATGGCTACGCAAACAAAGAACAAGGCTC